TGGCACCATTGGAACTCTAGTAAGGAGTGTTGGAAAAATGCCGAACATATTTACCGACCCAAAAGAAATAAAAGTATGGGCGATACAGCTAGCTAATGCTTGTGGTGGACAACGTGTTGTTCAAGAAAATGTATTACAAGAAGCAGACCCAGAAAAAGTAAGCAAACTATTGTTTGAGTTCTTACAAGGTTTTGAACAAACAATATTAGACAATCGTAGAAAGGCAGAAGAAGAATGAGTGAACTTACATTTGATTTTTACCCTAGTGGTGAAGATGTATTAGATAAAATGGAAGAACTAGCGCAACTAGAGTTAGAACATTTAGAGAAAACTAAAGCTAACGGCATTGCGTTTTGGACAGATGCACAGATGGCTACATACAATGTGAAGAAACAGATGTACAAATTGTTTCTACATAAAGTAAAAACATGGCAACATGAAGTAGAGCGTGCAGAAATAAGAGATGACATAGCACGTGAAGGTTCTATGGATTTTCAATCACCGTTTTAAAATGATTGAAATATACATGTTGAAGTATGAAGAAGATGGAAAGTACCATGAAATATTTTCTACCGATGTTTACAAACTAGAAGATGTTGTAGATGACTGGGACAAATATGGTAAAGATACTTCTTTAGATACAATAACAAAGTACACATATGAACACTTAGAACAGTTTATTAGATTAGTAAATGTTTTATCTACACCTTACAAAGACGGTAGTATGTGGCTGAAAAGAGCTAATTTACAATGAAAGAAGTTAGTCCACAAGGCGAACATAACAAACTCAATGATGCTGAGCGTATAAAAAACTATATACCTTTTGCAGAAGATGTGTTTGAAAAATACTGTACGGATAAGAATATGAAGTATCGGCAGTTACATCTTAATGACAATGCAGATTTTGCAGAAAGTCCAATACCAATGTGGGCTAAGATGTCACCGTTTCTTAAATCTTTCCCCGATTACTTTGTGTACAATGATAAAAAACAAATGTTAGTAGAAGTAAAGTCTTCACCTAAAGTAAAAGTTAAAGACTTGTTGCACTACTGTGCTGTACATACAATGTATGCAGAAGGACATGCAACAGATTACTACATAGCATTTTGTTTCAAAGACGGTACTGTTAAGTTTTATACAGTAGAAGAATTATTAGGTCTAATACCTATTGCAGAATATAAACAATATCATGATGGAAGGAGATACTATGACTTCACAAATGTCACAAAAACAAATAGATAAAGCTGCACGAAAAACTGCTTTAAATTTGCAAGCTTTAATGGCTGAAGTTGATGAGGGATTTAATGCACATGTACGATGTATTGTATGTAACGAACAATACAGACATCACATAGACACTAAACCGTGTGTTGATGACGACAATCCTAAACAGATTATACGTAAAAACAGATGGCGTGGAACTAGGATTGTTAAATGAATGACAGTTATAAACCTTTACCTGATGAAGTAGAGATTAGGCAATCAATAATAGATGGAGTTGGTTTATTTGCTAAAGAACCTATACGTGCTAACTCAACATTAGGTGTTACTCATGTAGCTAATGAACAGTTTCAACACGGGTTTGTACGTACACCATTAGGTGGCTTTATCAATCATAGTGAAAATCCTAATTGTATATTAGAAGATGTCTTTAATCTTAAATGTATTAAGACACTTGTAGACATTATGCCTGATGAAGAACTAACAGTTAAATACCATTTATATACTCCTAAAATAAAAGAAATACTATGACGGAAGATATATCAGCTATCAGAGAACAAGCCCTAGAAAGAGCAGGAAACGCCTGTGAGTGGGCAAATTGTGGCAGTAATAAATGGTTAGAGCTAGCACACATAAAAGATATTGGTATGGGTGGTAACCCTACAAGAAAGTTTGACATAGAAAATGTAGCTATGTTGTGTAAATGGCACCATGACATATACGATGGTCGCCAATCTATGGGTACTAAAGTAGCTTATCGTGAATTATTACGTGGATATCTAAACAGATATAGTGATGTTAACGAGTGACTACCACTTAACTTTGTCTGCCCAATACGCAGCAGACATCTTTCCCTTTTTAATGTTCTTTGCATGACGTGCTTTAAAAGATTTACGTCTTGCTTTTGATTTAGCGTCAGTCTTTTTACCTGCACCAGATACACCTTGTTGTCCAAATCTAATCAACTTAACCTTGTCACCTTGTTTAGCTAATACTGCATGTGACTTACTAGCTTTAGGTGTACGCTTTGGTTTATTGTATCCCGAAAACTTTTCGCCTCTATACTCAATCATTTTTTAATTTTCTTAACTTTTCCGTTAACAGTTCTAGCAAACTTGTGCGTTTTAGTTTCACGTATAAGGGTACCGTAATGACGTTTACCACCCCACATCCAACTTACCTTAGCCATTAGTATCTCTTAGTTTTTTTCTTAACTTTATAAGATTTTTTCTTACCGGTTTTTTTATTAACTGGCATACTATTCTCCGTATCTCTTACTTACTTGATTTAGCGAAGCTTGATATGCTTTACGGTATTCATTATTAGCTTCTGCTCGTCTCTGGAAAAATGTACTACGCTTTGCATATGCTTTAGCTTTCCTTAGTACTTCTGGTCTAGCACTACCTTGATTAAGTAGTTGTTTAGACGCTTTCCTAAATTCACTAGCTAATGCTAACTCTTTCACAATAGAACTTTGCAACTGTTTTTCTAGTTGCTTATTCTTTTCAGGGTCACCGTAACTGTAGTTTTTTTTCTTAGCCATTACTTACTAACTTTAGGTTTAGGACCAATTTGTTTTTTAGCAAACTCTTTAACTACTACAAGTGCAGCAGCACCACCGGATAAGGCAGCGAGTTGTACAGCATCTGCGTCTACACCAACTAATGGTGCAACTGTAAGTGCTGATATAAATGCTTCAACAAAAGTCCAAACTGTTTTGCTTAGAACGTCTTTGTATTCTTTGCTCAATTTATAACTCCATGCTTCGTTCCAAGGTGTCCACCTAACATCTTTCTTAAACGTCCCATCTTGGTTTCTTTTCCTACTATTTCTTGCAAACATTATCTATTATATTTGTAAGACTTGTTAATACTTGTACCGTAAAGTTTCATTTTTGATTTCTTTTTTTTAGGTAAAGAACTTGCGTATTTATTTACATCGTATATGTCTTTAGCTATAAGAACTTGACCTACGACTGGTACTAATCTTGTTGCACCTTTAGTAGCTACTTTAGCACCTAACATTACTGCTCTTTTAGCAGCAGGAGATAATCTCTTACTAGCTTTTGCTAAGTTGACAGGACTATTAGCGCCATATTTATAACCACCAATTTGTCCTTTAGCAGGTTGAGGTGTTTTAATTTTTTGTCTACTAACAGGTTGCTGACTTGGAGATGGGTTAGTTTTATATTGACTAGGTTCCGGTTGACCAATACCTATCCCTGCTTTTTTTTGTGCTGCACGTAAAGCTTTAGCTCGTTTTTGTGAAATTTCACCAAGACCTACAGGATTTTTAGACAAACCTTTTTGTCTAGTTTTAGGTACAAAAGTTGTATTAGTAGGTATACCTGCTTCAGCTGCACGTCTTTGTGCTGCTGTCATGGGTTTACCACGTTTAATATTTTTATCAAACTTTACTTCAACACCTTTTTTAGCATAATCTTTTTTAAACATGCGTGGTCTATTAACCATATATTTTTTTGCTAAATCTTTTTTAAGGTCTGTATATATGTACTCATTCATTTGAGCAACTTTAGGTTTGTTTGATACTTTATATTTTTTCTTAGCCATTATCTAATTATCCTACCATTTAGCATAGCATTTGTCTTTATAACATTGCCATTTATTTCTTGTAATTTCTCATACATGTCATCTATATTGATAGAAGTATTGTTTACATTATCTGACAAGTTAATTTTACTATATTCTATAGTAACTGGTTTACCTTGTAATAACTCTGCAGATACTTTAGCGTACAATTTTTTGTAAGCTTTGACACTAGAACCTACCATACCATTAAAACTTACATCTAAGTCTTGTTGAGTGTCACCAACAATTAAACATCCGCTTGTGTGTTCATCAGTATTACCCGTATGTATAAGAATATATTCAAAGCCGGGTACGTTTTGTAACCATAACATTCCATAATGCGCATTTTTATAACGTTCAGAATATTTTGCATGAAAGCCACCTACTTTACGAAACTTTATAGAGTATTTTCCTTCAGGTATACAAGTCTCGTGCATAACTTTAACATCTTGATACTGGTCTTCTAGTGTATAACACTCAAAAATACCATCTATGTATAACAAACCATTAGTTGCGTCTTTACCAAACTGCGTCCTAATAACTTGTAACTTCATTTACTTGCCGCCACAACAGCCGCCACCACAACATTCCATGTTAATCTCCTTGTCTAAAACTAATTGTTAACAACCATATAAGAAGTGTAATCAATGTAGCTAATCCTGTAATTTGTTGTGCAGAACCAGTAAGTGTTAATGTAGCAATAACTAAACCAACCAAAGTCCAACTAAGGTTAAGTGTTTCTTTTATTATAGATACAATCCAATTACTTATTTTCTTAAACATTGCCTCTCCTAAATATAAAAGCTGCCATAGTAGCTATTCTAGTCAAAATAACTGGGACTACAACTTCTTGAGCTTTTTCCTTTTGGTCATTAGTCATGTCATTACCTATGTCACTAAAGTTTATTTCTTGTATGTCAATATCTATAAAAGTTTGTATTGGATTGTCTATAAAGGTTTCAAACTGTACTTCAGTAACTACATCAGCTAATGTATAGTTTTCTACGTCTGCATTTTCTACAGCACGTTCAACATATTCTTTTACAGCTTCTGCTATAACCTCATCATCTTTAACAGATTCAGCAATAATAGCTACATCCTCTGCCTCTACCTGTAATACTTCAGCGACAACTTCTACCTGTTCTTCAGTAAG